TTATGCAGACTGCTTTTTCCTTGTGCAGTTTTTATTCAGGTTTTTCACGATTTCGGACGTGAAGCCAGTCGCATAGAACTCCCCAGAGCCAAGGAGCAGCCAGTATGGGTTGATGTGGTAATCACGTACCAGGAACTGAACCCAAGACGGACGAAAGCGACCGTAGTACTCGGCAGGCTCGTCTCGCAGGGACATGATGTTCCAGCGGTTGAGACCATACCGGTCGGTTATTGTCTTCAGACCGCCAATGCAACCATCAGCCTTCAGGCGGTCGATGGCAGAGAAGAAACGAACTACTATATCCACATCAGCGGACATCAGATTTTTATCTTCCATAATCTTTCTGTTTTTGATAGGCACGACTGAAAACGCTTTCCAGCCTTGCCCGATGATTATTCAATCTTTGCGACCAGTCCTGCAACTGAGCCAGCGTTGGACGAGAAGTCAGCAGCCCATCCACCTCGGAAGGGGTGAGCACTTGCAGATATTTCTCGTAGGCGAGAAGAACACTAAGATACTTCATTCAAACACGAATTGCCGAGGTTGTTTCTTTCTTTTAATTTCATCAAAGCCACCTTTGGCAACATCAGCTAGACTTTTGTAGGTATAGAATGATGAGGATGGAAGAAACCCTTTTTTGTTTTTAATGGTAACACCTTCTGCGGATGGGATAAAGAGGAAACCTTCTACCTTTCCAGTTGTTACCTCGTTTCCGTCAATCGTGTCGTCAAGCCTGTAAGTCCTACCCTTTTCTTCACCTTCAAGTGAGACAAGAAATTTGAGCGTTCTTTGCAGTTCGTTTCTTCCACGAAACCTAAGATAGAAAGATTCAATCATCTTAGCTGAATTAACATTGTTTATCTGCCAGTAATACACCGTGTCTTTTTGCGGCTCAAAAACGGTGTAGCTAATAATTGGAGAAACGTCATAACTCCTAGATAGAAGTGTTTGCGAACGCAAACCCACGCACGCAAGCGCAAGCGCAAACAGCATTATTATCTTTTTCATATTACTTTTCGTTTAAATGATTAATATTTCTGTCGTAGAACTCATTCCAAGCCTTTTTCTTGATGAAGACGAAGAAGAGCAGCAGCCCTAGGGCGACCATCAGCAGCTGCAGCGGCTGGCGAAAAACACCGAACCCGAAAGAACGCTGAAAGTCGATGCAGAATGAAATCAGCACTCCGCAGGTAATGAATGCCCGATGCACCCAGCAGAAGCCATAGGCTAGGCTGATGATGATCCAGACAATGAAGCCGAAGAGCGAGCAGTCGAATATCCACTCCGTGAGTTTTACCCGAATGCCGAACGAGAGCAGAGTGCAGTGAACCAGCATTACAAGCGCACCCACTGGAGGGATGATACCTATTATCAACCTGCTGGCTTTCCATAGCCAGCTTTTCCCGAGGGCGGCAAGAAGAACCTTCTCCTTCCGCTCTATGAAATCCTCATCTTTCATCGTTACTTAGAATTTTAGTTGATATTGTACCTGGAGCGAGAACTAAAGTTCACGCAACCACTTCTGACCTTTCTTTGATTTCAAGAAAATGCCGAATGCAATGGTCATTCCCAATGCCATCACGTTAAATAACAAGAATGCATCCATAATCTTTATTTTTTAAATTTCATTATATAATTTGCAAGGTACGCAAGTGATGCGCCACAAGCCACACCCGACACCAAGCAGACTTGATGAACCGCCTGCAATGGGTCACCAGTTAGTAGAGGAGACAGACCACCGACAGCAACGCTTCCGTACATCATTTTCGAGCAGTCGTACAGATACCCAGCCAAGAGCTTTCTTCTGTCCGTCTCCCTATCGTCTGTTGTTTTTTGACTAACCATACTTTTTCATTTTGCAAAGTTACTAAATTATTTTTGCCCGACAATGGCAAGCAGCGTTTTTACTTGACTTTGCAGGAACTCATTCTGTTCTCGCAGCAGTTTATTCTCAGCAGCCAAGGCAGCATCACTACCAAGCGACTGGGAGACATTAGGACTGTTCGAACCATTAACATTTGAGCCTATAACAGCCTCTTCCATCTCGGCAGGGAGTGGAGGGGCACATCTATCGATGATTGCCTTTATTGCAGATATAAAGTCCGATTTCAGACTTTTAGCCTTTAACTTGCCATTCAGATTTTGTGGGCTTGTGCCCAGTTCTTCAGCAACAGAAGCAAGAGATAACCCTCTCTGCTTCAAATATGTTTTCATTTCTTCACCAGTCATAGTTAATTCTAAATAAATTAAAACTAAAGTAAACAATTTATAAATATAAACACAAATGTTTGTGAATATAAATATTTTATTGTATCTTTGCAAACGATTTCAGAAACGAGTTTAAAAACTCATTTGCAAAGATAAAGAAAATAATTTAAAATACAAATAAAATGGGAGAAAATTTTAATTATGATTTTCGGACACCGTTGCAGAAGCAGCAGGACGAACGAAAGAAGAACATCATAGCGATGTTTGCAGATTTCCGAGCAAAAGCACCTGCCGAGACCTCAGACAGCAGAATAATGCTCGCAGTATCACAGCGTGTTGGTTGCACCCAGCAGAACGTGCGTGTTATCCTCATCAAGGCTGGAGTTATTACACCAAAGAAGAGACGTGCAGCCGTGCCGAGCGTGCGTGACTGTCTCGTTAAGGCTGGAGTGTTACCTAAGAAGAGACGTGCAGCCGTGCGCAAGTAATCAAGTGAAACCATTTAAAACATTCAGAGTGTATGAAGAAGTTTATCGAGATTATCACAAGTGATGAAGTATTATCCCTGGCATTTGCCATCGTATTAGTAACTTTAATCTTTTGGAGGGCTTAGTTATGACGAACGAAGAACCAAACGTATCGGATGCAGGCAGATACACCATGACAGAAACCTGCAAGGTATTGGGTATCCATCGCAACACCCTGCGCAGATGGTTGCAGGCTGGTAAGATTAAGGTCAAGTTTCGCAGAATCGACAACCGCAAGGTCTTCGAGGGCAGCGAGATTAAAAAAGTCTGGAGGATTGCCCTATGATGAATGCCTACGAAAAAGCGAAGCAGCTGACCGCCAAGTGGGAGCAGGAGCGAAAGGACAGCAAGCGACTGGCAACCATGAAGGAAGCGGAAAGACGCATTCAGGTAAGGGAGTTCGACAATATGCTTTGTCTTTCACTGGACGGAGTTCCGGTGCTCCCGATGAGCGATTTCAACAAGCAGACGCTTGCGGACGCACGTCTGACATTCTTTAACTATTTAATCAGACGGTAAGAACGTATGGAACCAAGAATTATTGAGGAGTGCAGGAAGGCAATGTACGATGCAGTTTGGCTGGAGATAGAACGAGATCCACAGCGACCAGCGGTTGCAAGGGTAGACATCAAGACAAAGGCAGGCGACATCTGCGTATGGTGCGACAGAACCGGGAACACAGCGGTCGTGTCGCACAAGAATAACAACAACGACAGCGAGCGTCTGGAGGAAGCCATCGAGGGCTGCGTCAACTATCAGGACGTGATGGACGACTGGCTGGAGGAGAACAGCCAATACGCAGACCAAGACCCGATGGACGCCTTCGAGGAAAGCAGGCTCGACAGCCTTATGGCTCAACTGGTTTGACCACATAAGTTTTTGCTTAGTTTATATGCTGAAACCCTGCAGCGGCAGGGCAAAGGGCGCGCGCTAAACTCATTTCAAAGGTTATCTAATTAGTTGTTTTTACCATGTAATATGCGGAAACGACAGCGTGCGCCCTTAAACGGAAGGGCATCCCTCGGCAGCTGGCAAGGGTGGTGTAGCAATCAACTGGGGTTCGAATCCCCAGCCTTCCACTAGAGTTAATGAACAATAAGTTGAACAATAAAAAGAACGAATTATGGAAAATGAAATTATTCAAGTGAGCGGTGGCGAAATGCTGGAAGCTATCAACCGTTCGGAGATTGACGGACAGATTGCCACAGCGCACAAGTTCCCTCGAGACATCATGCAATGCAAGAAGAACATGATAGCACTGGCAGCGATGGACGATGATGTGGCATACAACTGCTTCTACCACCTTGAGCGCACTAGCAAGGACGGAAAAACTACTGTTATCGAGGGTCCTAGTGTTAGGTTCACGGAAATCATTTCTGCCTGCTGGCAGAACCTGCGCATCGCTGGCCGCATCATCGCAAACGATGGCAAGACCATCACGGCACAAGGCGTATGCCATGATCTAGAGAGCAACGTTGCCTACTCTATCGAAGTGAAGCGCAGCATTCTGACATCGAAAGGTTACACATTCTCGCAGGATATGCAGGTGGTGGTTGGCAATGCGGCAGTTGCTATTGCTCAACGCAACGCAATATGCAAGGTCGTGCCGCAGGTATTGATTGCAAGCGTAGTGAAGGAAGTGCAGGCAAAGGCACTGGAACACATCAAGCAGACTGGCGTACAGAGCCAGTGGAAGAGCTGTGTAGCCTGCTTTCAAGCCTATCAGGTAACAGACCTTATGCTTCTTGACTACATCGGGAAGAAGTCAGCCGAGGAAGTTACGGCAGAGGACATTCAGAAGCTGGGTGGTGTGTACAACGCCATCAAAGAAGGTACGACCACAGTAGAGGAGACCTTCAAGAAGCCAAAGCAGCAGGATGCCATCGCACAGCAGGCGCAGGCAGCAGCCGATGATGCCAAGAACAAGGCGCAGAAGGCAATGAACCGCAGCCAAGGCAAGACTGGCACAGCAGCGAAAAAGTAGTTTAGTTTATAATGTTATAGCGTTTCCCAATTAGCCGCAGGGCAACCTTCAGGGTGGGAACCTGACCAGATTATAGGGAACCTGCGGCAACTATTAAACATTCAGTAAAAAATTATGGCAGAAAAAGAAAAACAATCAGAACACAAGAGCACCATCGACAAGTACTTTAGCAGAACCGCAGATGGTTTCAAGGCATGGGCAGAGGAAGACGAGGAAGAAAGAAACTATCTGCTTGTTGCAATAGAGCCGACTGGAGATGTAGACGAAGACGGAAACCAAAGTTACGATTTACATATTTCCTACCACGGTAAAGCCAATTCCCTCGCAAGCGGAATTGGTCAAACAATGCAAAAGGAGGAATTCCTTCGCACAATCGTTCTTACAGCAGCTAGAAAATTCTTTTTTGATAAATAAAAAAACATTCAGACAATGAAACAGATTATTAAGTACAAAAGCAGAGAGGAGTGGTTGCAGAACCGCTCAAAGGGAATAGGCGCATCAGAGGCAGGCACAGTACTGGGACTGAACCCATGGGAAACACCATATCAGCTGTGGAGACGCAAGAAGGGTATCGACCCACCAAAGGTGGAGAACTTTGCGATGGTTGCAGGACACCTGCTGGAGGATGCCGTGGCGCAGTTCTACAAGCGAGAGAGCCACTGCCACATCATCAAGGCATCGACTGACGACTACACCATCACGAACACCGATACTCCGTATCTGAGGGTAAGTCCAGACCGCACCTTCTGGAGAACCGGGGCAACGCACAACGAAGCGAGCAAGAGCATCCTCGAGTGCAAGACAACGCAGATGCAGATAGATGCAGACGACCTTCCGAAGCATTGGTTCTGCCAGCTTCAGATGAACCTCGGAGTGGGCGAATACAAGGATGGAGCACTTGCCTGGCTGACAGCAGGCAGGGAGTTCGGCTACCGTGACATCGATTTCGACCCCGAATTCTTCGGATGGATGAGGGACGAGATTACCAAGTTCTGGCTTGACTACATCGTGGGCAACCAAGAGCCGCCAGCCTACAGCGCACAAGACGTTCTTTTGAAGTCACCACTGCACAAGGCAGGAAAGGAGATTGAAGCCACAGCAGAAATCGGGGACATGCTCATCGAGTTGAAGGACATCAATGAGAAGAGCAAGACACTTGAGAACCGACAGAAGGAAATCGAGGACAACTTGAAGCTGTTCTTTGGTGACGCTGAAAGCATCGTGGACGGAAACGGCAATACGCTTGCAACGTGGAAAGCACCGAAGGCAAGCGAGAAGTTCGATGCCAAGGCTTTTCAGACGGACCATCCTAAAGCGTGCGCCAAGTACATCAAGCAGGTGCAGGGAGCACGAAGATTGCTCATTAAGTAAAGGCAGGGCTTATGGCTAGCGTTCCTATATCAAAAACCGACCTAAGGAATATAATTTCCCAACTGGAGAATTATATTTCCCTAGGTGGGAAAGTGACAGCACCGACCGACACAAGCCAGCGGAATAAAATCCGTATGGCTACCGTGCTCAAACGGAAGCTGGAAAAGAAAATATCATTATCAGAATAAAACATCATGAGTGATTCATTTATCTTATACACATCAGACTATCAATTAATCGAGGGGCTGACGGACGAGCAACTCGGGCAACTGACCCGGGCACTCTTCATATACGCAAGGGATGGCGAGGTTATCAATCTGGAACCAGTCGTACGTATGGCTTTCGTTTTTATCAAAGACAAGATTGATAGAAACCAGCAGAAGTACCAAAAGAAATGCGAACGTAATCGTGAGAACATTCGTAAACGATGGAATAAATCGAATACGAATGATACCAAAGAAAACGAACGTATACCAATCGATACGAACGTATACGAACGTATACCAATCGATACGACACGATACCTAAGTGATAGTTATAGTGATAGTGATAGTGATAGTGATAGTGATAGTGATGCAAGTAAACTTGCAGATAATAATAAACCTTCTAAAGAAGGTATTCAGAGTGCATCGGTCAAGACCGAAGCACCCGGTGGCGGCAAGGTTTCGAAATCTCAAAAGATAGACTATGCTGCCGTCAAGGAATACTGGAACCGCAAGCATGATGAGACGAAGAGTGCGATGCCGCCTATTACGCTCATGACTGAGAACCGCAAGGTGATGGTCAAGGCAAGGGTTCGTCAATGCAAGGGAGACGTGAAAACTCTGTACCGGGTAATTGACATTGCGATGGCATCTGACTTCATGAACGGCAATAATAAGCATGGGTGGCTTGGCAAGTTCGATTGGATATTCGGTAATGAGCAGAATTTCGCAAAGGTGCTGGAAGGCAACTTCAACAACGAGCCTGCCGCAAGCCAGCAGCCGCAATCGGCAGCAGTCAAGGCGCAGGATCCTGCGGCAACGGCAAGACCGAGCATCGGGGAACTCTACGAGCAAGCCAAGCACCAGCAGCCAGCGAGCCAGCAGAGCCAAGACAGCAAGTTCCGGTGGGTAATCCAGCAGAACCTTGAAGACTTGAAGAAGAACCCGAACAACAAGCCTGCCAAGGATTCGCTGACAAGATACTACGAACGTGGAGTTCTGCAGCGGCTGGGCATCGACTGGAAGCCCGAAAAATAACGGATGTAACATAAAAATATAATAAAATGCTTATAAGTGAATTTATCAAACAACTTCAAAACATTTATGATGAAGAGGGAGATATGGAGATTGCCATCAAGGTAGATGGTAACGACTTAGGTTCTGAACCTATTGTGGTGAAATCTACTGTTTATGAACAACTTTATATAGTCCACGAATGAGGGCAAAAATAGCCGCTCTGTGGAGTTTTCACGCATCGGGCGACAAATTATACATCAAACAGAATTTAAACGCTTAAAACAAAAGAATTATGGCAGAATACAATAATCAGAGCATTGACATCGACTTAGAGGATATGTTCAACAACTTATCGGATAAAGACCAAGAGGAATTTTTGGTCGACATGTTCAGAAACCTACCAGGGGAAGAAGAAAGAGCGGATGTGGTAAAGGATAATATGTGGTATCTCGAAGACGATACTGCTGCCGACATCATTACCGACACCTTCGAGAGAATGAGCAGTTCAGACAAAAAAGAGATTGCTGAGCGCATCGCAGACGCACTGACATCTGAGCAGCGTGAGGCACTTGCCGAGTACATCAAGGAGGGATAGATATGGAAAAAGGAGTAATTGTAATTAATGAACCGTACGAAATAGCCAAGGATTTCGAGGAAGGTACGCTTCTGAATGTAGAAGGCAAGGTTCTCAGAGTTAAGAATGATACTCGTAATGAAAGTGGCTGCAATGTGTGTGCCCTTGATGCCGAGGAACTGGGCGAGTATTGTGCTTGCGCATTTTGCGGAGATTGTCACTTTATAGAGATTGAAAGCCATGAATGAATTATTTTTTCACGAATGCAGAGCCGCAGGGCTCGTATTCAAGACATCGAACGATTGGTTCAAGTGGCTGACCGAAAACAGCTACGACATCAAGAAGCCGGTCGCAGAGCATGAAGGCTTCAAGTACAACATCAAGGATGAGTGCATCAATCCGCACGTAATCGAGTATGCCGTAGAGGGTGCAGATAACTGGGGATGGAAGGTAATGACCGCCAACACCCAGTTCGGCTGGATATGGGGCTACAGCATTCAGAAAGGGAAGCATGGGTACGACAGCCCGGTAGCCTACCCGAGCAGATACGACACTCTCAGCATCTTCTACGGTAATGAGAAGGAAGCGGAGCACGATGCCATGACCTGCATCATCAGAGACCTCGAGAAGAATGCTGGAACCAAGAACACCAACCTCCTTCTCTGGGCGGCAAAGAAGAAGCGTGCAGACATCATTCATCCACAGCAGGAACTTTTTAAATAACGAAAAATATGAAAAAGATAGAAATCATCACAGACGAACACCGACATCACGTATACATCGGCAACACCGACTTCTGGCTCGATACTCAGGAACTGGTGGAACTATACAAAAAACTCGGGCGAGTGAAGTTGTAAACAATAAAAAACATTCAGTATGAAACGAAGAATAGCAAACAATAAAAACATTCAGACAATGGAACAGAAAGATATTGATATTTACGAGATTTTGAAGGGTATGCCTTCTGACACTGAGTTATACACGCCACTTTCCGGAAAGGTTGGGCTTAGTTATATGGCATTGAACAAGGAAGCAGGGGAAGCAATCTTGGTTAAGAATAAGAACGGAGAGTATTCCTTCAACAAGAACGGCAGATGGATGGAGGGAGGAGAAATTCTGCTCTTCCCTTCTAACAAAATGAGAGACTGGAGCAAGTTCTTCAAGAAGGGAGACGTGCTGGAGTACAAGAAAGAAAACAATCAAGCCACTTGCTTATTCGACAGTTACGAGGATGATAAGACGAAATTGCGCTTTACCGGACTATACACGTTGACGAAAGGTAAAATCTGGGATACCCCTACGAGCTGGGATATACACGATTGGGTCAAGAGCGACCATCCTGCCGAATATATCAAGACCATTGAAGAGCGGCTCGGTGGAAAGCTGAACTTGGAAACACTGGAGATTGAAAAGTCTGAGTTCAAGGATGGAGATGTTTTGTTCGTGAAATGTAATGACTTTGCTTTTATTGAAATCTTTGAGTACTCTAAAAAGAATGGTGACTTATGCGACCACGCTTCACTAGACATCACAAATCAGATTTTAGATATTAGTGGTAAATACATAATACGTGAAGATCACATCACAGAACTTCGACTTGCTACAGAAGAAGAGAAAAAACAGTTCTTCTCAGCTCTCGCAAAGAAAGGCAAGGCTTGGGATGCTGAGAAGAAGCAAGTTGTTGACTTGAAGCCAGTGAAACTTACGTTTGAAATTGGCAAACTCTACGTTTTCAACGAGGACGATGAGGACGGAGAGTTAACAATCATCGGCAAACTCATCGATAAGAACGAAAGCGAGGACACGCTGACATTCGGCAACCAGTACGAAATCGAGAACGAGAAGTTCGTGACCGACCAAGCCTTCGACCTGCGTATCAGCGTTAACAAGGAACTTCGAGAAGCGACAGAGAACGAAGTCGAACTGTTCAATAAACATTACGCCATCTGGAAGAAAGAGAAGGAAGCGAAGGAACATCGAGCCTTCAAGCCTTTCGATAAGGTGCTGGTGAGGAGCGGAGATAACTGCAAGTGGCTTCCTGCGTTATTTATTCGTGACCGTGGAGTGGGGTTTGAGAGTAGACACACCGCATTGCCTATCCATAGTGGAGAACCAGCGAGCTTCGCTCAGTGTATCTCATACGATGGCAATGAGTACCTCGCCTTCACGTCAGACCCATTCTAGGACGTATGGCGAGTGAATTATGCAAGGCTTGCGATGCCGGGCGAAACTGCATAAACGGCATATACTGCCCGGCACGCAAGCAATATGTAGAACATCAGGTAATACTTGAATGCAATGAGCGATTTCGCAACAAGGGAGAAGAACAGAACGTACTACCAGGAGCACCGGGAACAGATTCTGAAAGCCACGAAGGAATGGCGAAAGAGAAACAGAGAAAAGTACCGGGCGTATCAAAAGGAGTATTGGAGTAAGCACTACCGGAACTACGGTACCAAGAACCGGGTAGCCGACAGAGCGATGCGTGAGAGGAAGAAGCCGGACGTAGAGAAGGCTCTTTCCATGTTCAAGAATCCGCAGCAGGCAGCGCATCTGGCATGGCTGCTCGAAAACAAAAAGAATAATCGGTCGTGAGTTCAATAATAGAGTTTTTAACCAGCGAGGACAGAAGGGGATGGCTCCCTATCAAAACAAATAAACTTATAACATCTTGAAATTACGATATGAGAGCCGGAAACGCATCTCCCGAAGTCTGACAGCAAACAAAGAAAGCGAGGTGGTACATGAAGAAGTAAGAAAAAGAAATCGTTAGAAATTATGCTTTTATTCATATTCGGCTGGCGGTGGAAGAAGGAAGAACCCTGCAACATATACATTTTGTTATTCATTATTTTGCCCGCAGGCACAACTTCCGGAATCCCTGCCAGCTTTCTCTATCTCAACCGAAAAGAAGGGAAAGAAAGGGGTAGGGGATAGATAGGGATAATAACGCATGTGCGCACGTATATGCGCACGTAAAGTGTGCTGGATAATAAACTACACCAGCAAAACAAAATAAACGCTTATACGCGAAATTTGAACAAAATAAGTAATTCAAAGAAAAAATGGAAAAAGGAACAGTTATAATTGGAATCGACCCCGACAACCAGGAAAGCGGTGTCGGTGCAGTATATGACGACAAGAAGTTTCTAGCCTATAAAATGAACTTCCCAGCTTTGATAGATTACCTCAGAGCAATGAACGAGAGTTGCAAGAAGATTAAGGTCGTTATTGAAGGCGGTTGGCTTAATAAGAGTAATTGGCATGTGCTTAATCGGTTCATGACAGCAGTCAAGGCAGCAGCAATCGGACGCTCTACCGGAATGAACCATCAGACCGGAATTCTTATCGTTGAGTGCTGCAAACACTACAATATCCCCTGCGAAATCATCAAGCCACTAAAGAAGTGCTGGAAGGGTAAAGACGGAAAAATCACGCAAGACGAAATTGCTTATTTTGTAAGCGCAGGAGAGAAAATGCCGAGAATGAACCAAGACCAGAGAGACGCACTTCTCCTCGCATGGGTCTGTGCAGGATACCCGGTCAGAGTGAAGCCGCAGAAACCACAGACAACGCTGCAGAAGACCATCAGAGCCTTTGATGGATAAGATAAAAACGAAGTGTTGGAAAAAGTTAAAAGTGTGCAAAGAACAAACAACTAAAGCAAAAAAGTCGTATCTTTGCGCCAGTGTTTATCAGGTAAGCATGTATTACGGACTTAAAACAAGAAGAAAATGGAAACAGAAGAAATCGCACTATCGAGGGTCAGCGAGAATGAGGCGAACCCTCGAACCATAACTGAGGAGAGTTTTCAAAAGCTGGTCAAGAGCATCCTCGTCTTCCCTAAGATGCTCCAGCTTCGCCCTATAGTCGTAGATGAGACATACAAGGCACTGGGTGGCAATATGAGAACGAGGGCACTCTGCCACATCGTAAGCATGACACCCGAAGCCATCATGGACGTTCTCGACACAGACCAGCGGCTGACCGATTCAGAGAAGCGGTTAATCGCCTACTACTGGAGCCTGTGGAAGGAGCAGCCGACTGCAACCATCGTCAAGGCATCAGACCTGACGGAGGCGCAGAAGAAAGAATTCATCATCAAGGATAATGCAGGCTTCGGAGACTGGGACACCGATGCACTGGCGAACCAGTGGAATACCGACCTCTTGAAGGACTGGGGTATTCAAGACTGGCAGCTGCAAGGGTGGATGAGTCCTGATTCCTTGAAGAATGGAGAGCAGGCAGACGAGGATCAGAAGGAGGCAAAGGATGATGAGTTCGATGAGGATGCAGAGAAAATCCCACAGCGGTGCAAGGAATGCGAACTGTGGCAACTCGGAAAGCATCGCCTTATGTGTGGTGACTCCACGGATGCAGAGCAGGTCAAGTTCCTTATGGGGGGGCAAGTGGTTAATCTGTATCTTACAGACCCTCCATACAATGTTGGATATGGCTACGAAGGTTCTGCTATGATGAGCAAGAGAAAGCATAGAACGGATGGGCTGACGGTAAAGAACGACAAAATGGACAATGACAAGTTCCGGGATTTTCTGTCGGCTGCATTTTTGGCAGCAGAAGAAACCATGGAGAAGGGTGCTGCTTTCTATATTTTCCACAGCGACAATTATTCGATGTGGTTCAGAGAGGCTTTGATGAGCACGAAAGATTTGGAGCTACGTGAGACATTGATATGGAACAAGGATTCGCTTTGTCTCGGGCGGCAGGACTACCAGTGGAAGCATGAGCCGTGTCTTTATGGATGGAAAAATGGAGGTGCGCACAATTGGTTCAACGACAGAGCGCAGACAACGGTTATTGATATGGCTCGACCTAAGGTATCAAGGGAACACCCTACGATGAAGCCAGTGCCGCTTTTTGCTTATTTGATGGGCAATAGCACAAAGGAAGGTTGGAATGTATATGACGGGTTCGGTGGTAGTGGCACAACGCTTATCGCAGCCGAGCAGTTAAACCGCAATGCGTTCTTGATGGAGCTCGACCCACATTATTGCGATGTTATCATTGCACGATGGGAAAAGCTGACTGGCGAGAAAGCAGTCAAGATAGACGAATTTAAGAAGCAGGTCGAATAGTTGCGATGTGTCGGCTTTTCTCTTCAAGGTTGATAAACTACACCAGTTTGCAGAAAGAGCGGCACACACGCAAAATTCGCACAAAATAACTCCAAGGGAGCGGAAACGAAAAAGGCAGGAGATTAACCCCTGCCCATCGCTTTAATAATACATTGATTGATGAAGTCGCTGCGGTCTTTCTTATCGACCCCTGCCAAGATGTTAGCCACGTCCTCGGTAGCACCGAAATAGAATGTTGCAGCGTATTTCTTCGTTCGCCCTGCACCCTTGCGAGCACCTCCCCAAGATTTGGAGGTAGTTTCATTCGTAGTACTCATAATGTTAAAAATTTGGTGATATGAAAATTAATTCGTAAATTTGCAAACGAAATCCCAAAGTGGGGTGGTGGTTCGAGCACCACCCCTTGGAATAATCAAAACCCTCAGAGCTCAATCGTGAAGGTTATTTTGATTTTCCAAATCCTAATCGAAATGTAAGTTCTCATAAGGCTTTGGGATTTCATTTTACTTTTCCCTCATCCTCGGAGGGTTTCAGTAAGTAAGGACACTTCCCTTATTACGTTTGCAAAGATACGAAATTTATTTGAAATATGCAAGTTTTTCAAGTAGAATTTTTATAAAAAATCAAATAAATTTCAAGAAATCAAAATATGCCACAAGGTAATAATAACAAACATCGAGCGCAGAAAATCGACATCGAGAACCGCCTGCAGATTATCGCACCCCTATACCGCAGAGGGTGGACGGAGCGAGAAATCACGGCAGAGGTTCGCAAACGGCTCGACAGACCGAAATACAATCAAGCGCACTGCGACATTCAGCGGCTATTGAAGGAGTGGAGGGAAGAGAGACTGACCGACACAGACGAGAAAATAACCAGCGAGGTGGCAAGGTTGAAACTGGTGATACGTGAAGCCTGGGACGCATGGGAGAAATCCAAGGAAGACTACCACTTGCAGAAATCAACCCAGCATGGACTGCCAGTCGTAGATGAGCGAGGAAAACAGATTTCCATCGAGACCGTGAAGGCGATAATGTACGATGCCGAGAAGCGAGGATTCGGAGAACCACGCTACCTAGACATCATCATCAAGGCAGAGACGCAGATTTGCAAGCTGCTCGGGCTGGATAAGGTCGTGCTCGATTTGAACGCAGGATTCCAAGGCGGCATCGAGGTACGCTACATCAACTCTGGACACCAGTGTGCATCCAGCGAGCAGGAAGTAATCGAGCGTGAAGGATTGGATAAAGAATAATTTTGTTTTAAGTTTTATTGTTTGAAAGTATGGCACTATTTGACGTTATTGGTGAACTGTATGACCCGAATGCGGACGTGAAGCCAAGGTTTCTCGTAAACCAAGGAGGCACGTCCTCGGGGAAGACATACACCATCATGCAGCGTCTTATAGTGCTTTCTTTTGAACACCCCATGGCAATTATCACGGTGTGCGGTCAAGACCTCCCGAACTTGAAAGTGGGAGCCATGCGAGACCTCGACACCATCCTGCACTCAAGGGCAGAGTTGCTGGACTGGTTCAAGAACAACAAGAGCGACAGCAGCTACAGAGGTAAGAATGGCTCAATCATCGAGTTCAAGAGTTATCAAGATGCGCAGGATGCTAAGAACGGTAAGCGAGACTATCTGTTCGTGAACGAGGCGAACGGTGTGCCCTACGAAGTGTTTTGGCAGCTAGCAATCCGAACCCGAAAGCAGGTATTCATCGATTACAACCCAAGCGCACGCTTCTGGGTGCACAACAATATCATCGGCAGGGATGATTGCAGATTGATCCTGAGTGACCACCGCAACAACAGATTCCTTACAGAGAGCGAGCACAAGAAAATTGAAGAGATTGACGACCCCGAACTTTGGAGAGTATATGCGCGTGGACTGACCGGAAAGATAACCGGGCTTATCTTCACCAACTGGGGCATCGTTGACAAGCTGCCACCAAGGGAGGAGTGGAAGATGGATTGCAGGGGTATGGACTTCGGATTCACCAACGACCCAACTGCGCTGGAGCACGTTATATTGGCGCACGGAGAGTTATGGGTGGACGAAGAAATCTACCAGCCTGGAATGACGAACGATGACATCGCAGACCGATGCAAGGAACAAGGACGGACGAAACGTGACCTTATCATTGCGGATTCGGCAGAGCCTAAGAGCATTCAGGAGATACACAACCGAGGGCTGTGGATAATCGGCAGCACCAAGGGAGCGGACAGTATCAACAACGGCATCGACATTCTCAAGCGTTTCCGCATCAACATAACCAGACGCAGCCACGGCATCATCGGGAACATGCAGCAATACAAGTGGAAGAAGTCAAGGGATGGAGAGACCACGAACCAGCCTATAGACGCATTCAACCACGGCATAGACGCAATAAGATACGTAGCCTTGAAGAAGTTATCAGTAGCAAGCCATGGAACGGCTAGGGCGCACGTATTGAGACAAAGATAACGACAAAATTATAAAGCGTATGGATAATAACACTACATTCAAGTATTGGCTGGCAGTTGCTAGGCACACCAGCTATAAAATCGGCAAGCAGCCACGACCAGCTTTCGTTGGAGGAAAGCAAGTGCCCGACAATCTCAACCAGCTATCCATCGGGCAGCTAATAGACCTTTCCCAGCTATCAGACAGCGAAGAAAGTCTGTATCAGATAGTGACAACCGTCCTCGGTCTGAGCCACAAGGAAGTGGAGCAGGCTAGGGCGGTTGATGTTGTTATGCTCATCGGTTGGGTAACATCAGAGGTGGAGCGCATCAACAAGCTATTCGAAAGTACAGACACAGCGAAGCCAACGAGACTGGAGAAGGAGGCAGGCATCGATACCCTGCGGTTCGGACTGTTCGGCATGCTGGACTGGTATGCGGTAAGGATGGGCATCAGCGATCACGACCAGGTTCTAAAAACTCCATGGCTTCGCATCTACAAGTGCATGGAAATGGATAACAAGAGAAGCGTATACGAGCGGAACCTGCAGAAGTTGCAGGCAGAGGAAATGAAACGTAAATCCAGATAATTATGGCAACAATCAGAGAAACATTAAAGCAGCTGGCAGCAGACACGCTACCAGACTATACCTACCTATTCGAGGACTGGGACACAGCAGACACCAAGCTGGAGAAACTGAACTATCCGGCAATCGTGTGCATCATCCCAGCCAGCGGCACGACAGAGATACGCAACGGCAGGGTATACGATACCGTGAACGTTGCCCTGGCTTATCTCGACACCGTACCGAGGGGAGCGGAAGGAGAAGACAACGGAGAGTGCATCGACCGAATGAAGGTGGCAGGGGCAAGGATGATACGAGCCATCAACCAGTCGCACCAGTTCGAACCGCTGGAGGGGCAGCAGTACTACGAGACAATCATCGAGCGCTTGAGCACGATCGTGTCGGGCGTAATGTACTCCCTTCAGCTGACACAGAGCATAGGAGGGTGTGAGGTATGAGCAAGGGAGGCATTCAATTCGACCCCAAGGCGGCATCGCTCATCATGCGTGAAGAAGTGGAGCGAGCACGGCAGCTTATCATCAACCACATTCGTATCAACGGACAGAACGCATCGGGGCGCACCATAGCGAGCCTAAAGGTGGAGCAGCCCAGCGAGGAAGAAACCATCCTCTGGGGACACAAGCCATTCGGGGTGCTTGAGACCGGACGAAGGGCAGGAAAGATACCATACGGCTTCCGTAGCATCATCCGGCAGTGGATGAAGGACAAGGGGCTGCACGGTACACCTATACCCTACAAGACCGACCGGGCACACAAGTATACACCACAAGAGCGTGGCGACATGAGCATGGCAGGAGCAATCGCACACACCATCGCCAACAAGGGGTCTAAGCTGCACCGGACTGGCGGCAGGGCTGACGTATACAGCAACGTCGTTCCAGACACAATGAAGCGGCTTGGGCAGCGACTTATTTTCTTAATCCACCAGTCGGTGGGAAGTATAAAACTTAACAATGAGACGGTATGAGACAGACGACAAAAAACAATATCACGATTCAATACCCGGACGCTGTAGGATTCGCATTCTTGCCTTGCATCATCAAGGCGAGCGGAAGCAACCTATCGTGGATTGAGGTAATAATCAGACATATCAACATAGAACGTTCCTACAATGTGGAAACGTTTAACGGCAGTTGTATAACTGACTTCAAGACATACGTGCAAGCTCTTTTTGACGGACATATCAATGCAGCCTACGATTGGACGATAGGCTATGATTCCAGCATTCTAAACCGTCTCGTGAGTATCAAGGTAAACGCATACGATGACGGAAACGTACAGCTTGCGAGCGTCGACTTCACCACGAACATAGTTTGGGGCGCACCAAAGTATGGGGAGACGTGGAACGGCTACAAACGCCTTACATGGTTTACTCATTATCCGTTCACCTTTGGCATATACTTAAGCAAGTTGAACGCCAACCTACTAATCGGTTACGAGGGAGTACCAAATAAGCTACTGAAGATTCCTATTAACGGTATGGTGGACTTCTACGCAGGCATATTGCCTAGTGGTGCAAAATACTGGAACATCTACGACTATGATGGAGAGATTCAGCAGGGAACGTTTGACAATACTTTCGACCTTACTTTCAGTCTAGCCACCGGTGGCAAGCAGTCTCTATTGCTTCGCATCGACAGAGACGATACCGAGAGCGGTATCTATTTACGTTGGATTGACCGACACGGATTTATCCGCTATTGGCTCTTTGCGGCTGGGGAGGAAACGAGGGAAATAGCCAGCGACCTGAGTTTCATACGCAACAATTTAGACGATTACCTATACGGCTACTATGGCGATAATGGAAGAAGGCAGGGATACAATCGTACGGACTCCATCAAGCTTTGTGCTCCTTTGGTAGACCGAGATACGTTTGATATGCTGCAAGACTTAACCAGCAGCCCAGTTGTTGACATGTACCTCGGTGGAGACTGGACGCAAGAGGAAGATGAGTGGATGAGCGTGACAATCAAGGCAGGAAGCTACACGAAGAGCACAGCTTGCTTGCAGGATTTCGTGTGTGAAATGATTATTAACAACATTAACGTTCAGAGACTATGATAGACCAGCAACTTTACATTGACGGTGTTTTGATGGACTTGCCGGAGAACACCGATGTGGTGCTCGACATCAAGAGCAACCTTTTTCGTGACGTCACGAAAATGACCTCGAACTACACGTACACCATCCAGTTGCCACGGACTGTTCACAACCTTTCAGTTTTGCAGCAAGCGGACAGACCGAAGAGCGGCAGCAGATACCCCTATATTTTCCATAAGTGCAGTTTTTTCCGTGGAGGTGTACAAATTATCAAGGACGGACGTTTGAACGTTCTGAGCATCGAGGAAAATATCGATGTCTCAATCTATTGGGGTATAATGCCAGCGTTCACGAAGCTACTAGAGAGCGGAATGAAACTGAACGAACTGGGAGTGACAGACAGAGTGCTTTTTGAAAAGTACAACACTCCAAACACCAGGGAGGAAGCCGTGAGCAATGGGATATTCTTTGCTTATTACAATCCATACCGAATTGAGAGCAAAGATAACTTTGGCATTAATTTGGTGCAGAGGAATAAATATACCACGACACAATACTCGCCTAGCCGTGGACGCATCAGAACAGGTACAGAGGTCGGAAAGTATATAAGCGGAAATATAGAGAGCGCATCGAACATGATCTGTGCTCTTATCCCTTTCTTGCCATCATCAACGGCAAATGTGCAAGCGCAAGGAAAGGGCGATTACAGAAGCTATGCAGTACTGGATAAGTACATGCGGGTTATATCCGTGAGCGGAGAAGATGAGACGCTGGAAGTATACACCATCAGAGGAGAGGCTAGAGCTGCATACCTCGTAGTGAATGCACCTGCCGAATATTACAGCACTCTGTCGCTATCAGTTACCGGGCTGACACCTATGCACGAAATGATAGATGGCGATAATAAGGAGGATTTCGTAGGCGATGATGTGGCGGTGGATGAATATAAAACGTCCCCAAAATTCTTGCAGCCATGTGTGACCGTGAACTGGCTATTGTCAAGGATAGCGAGGAAGTCGGGCGTATCTTTCGTGTGGCAGGATGATGAAGCAAAGAAGATGTTGAACAACCTAGTTGTGCCTATAATCAACAACAAGGCAGACGACAAGACAATCATCGGTAATCTGACCGCAGACGTTAAGAGCCGTGACGGACTGGGAGCACTCACCCTTTCCATAAGCAACTCCATAACTTCCGTATCGCCAAGCACTGGCGAAGACGTGCAGAAACTGACGATAACAAAGGATTGCGAACTGGCCTTTGATGTGCAAGTGCAATACTACGTCAGACATCAGTTTGAAGACGCAGCGGAGATTCAGTTGCCTATGGGCGTGAAAATGACCGTTACAACGCCAAGCACTACTGGAGGTGAGGCATCCACGCAGGAATACGAGTTCGGAGATTTGAAGTACGAGGATGGACAGGTTAAGTACCCAGTCGTACTACGCAGATATGCTATCGATGGCTATCTTTATTTGCTTTCGGCAGGGACAAACACTATATCGCTAAAGAAGGACGATGTATTGACGTTTGAGACTATCATGCACGGAATAAATACAGTCAACATTCCTTCCGTTTATGGCGGCAAAATCACTGCGAGCGTCAAGAGTGGGGACAGCGTTCCGATTGGTGGAAGTTTCCCTATCGGCATAAACCTGCCTGAAATCGAGGTAACAAACTTCATTAAGTTTCTGGCTTTGATAACCGGCTCGTTCCCTAGGCAACTGACCAACAGCACGCAAGTGCAGTTTATCATGTTTACCAGAGTTTGGGCAAACAAGGCGAACGCCTACGACTGGAGCGGAAAACTCATTCCGTATGACCGCCAAGGTGCACCACGGAAAAGCGAGTATTCCGTTTCAGACTTTATGCAACACAACCGCTACAAGTGGAAGGAAGACGAAGAGACAACCGGGGACTATGATGCAGACCTCGTAATCAGCAACCAGACTTTGGACTATGAGCAGGACACGTGGACGCTACCTTTTGCAGCCAGCGATGACAACCGCATACCGATAAGAACACTGGATTCTTTCGGCATGAAGAATGGTGGAGAGTATAAGGGATGCAAGGAGCGAATAATGACGCTTAGGGATGACAAGGAGCAGGCGGCACTGCGATTCGACATTGACCTTCAGAACATCTTCGATACGAAGTACAAGCAGCTTGCAGCAAGCATCGCCAAGGCGCACGTAATCACAGAGCGGCTCAATCTGTCGGACTTGGATATTCTGGATTTTGACGAGACGAAGCCAGTGTACCTTGCCCAGTATGGAGCCTATTTTGCTGTTTTAGAAATCGAGACAACAAACAGCGGATATTGCGAGGTTACAATGATAGAGTTGAACAACTAAAAAGAAAGAACTATGGTAAGTGAAGACAAACAGCAGATTCTTGACATCAAGGTCAAGTACGAGGATGCAATCTATGGCATCATCAGATACAAGGAGAAGATAGACCAGCTAAAGGCAAGCATCAAGGACTTGCAGCAGCAGGAGAAAGACAAGACCATCACGACCAACGAAATGAAGGTACAGACGGAAGCCATCAACGCAACCATCAAGGAGTATCAGTACAACGTGCGTGCCTTGCAGAAGGAGATCCAGAACAACGTGCGCACAGAGAACGAGCAGGAGGGCAGCTTGAAGCAGCTGCGTGCCCAGCTTTCCAATGCCACCAAGGCTTACGATGAGATGAGCCGTGCCGAGCGTGATAGCTCCAAGGGTCAGGAGATGCAGGAGCATATCCAAGACTTGATAGAGGAGCTGAAAGAGGCTGAGGAGGCTACTGGAAGATTCCAGCGCAGTGTCGGCAGCTATTACGATTCCATGATGAAGGCGGCTGACGACCTGCAGAACACCGAGTTTTTCGGTTTTGATATTGTTGATGATACTGGAATCGGAAAGGTTATGGAAATGGGAAAGTCCGTGGAAGACCTAAAGGTAAAGTTTGGTGCGTTGAAAAATACGGCTCTTTCCTTATTGACCAACCCTTATTTCCTCGCCATGGCAGGTGTGGCTGGTGTCGGAATGGCATTCAAGTGGTGGTATGACTACAACAAGGGATTGATGGAAGCCACACGACTGACGAAGCAGTTCACCGGATTGACCGGAAACGAGATGAAATCCGTGCGCAACGAGGTTCTTGCGGTATCCAATACATTCGGTTTGGAATTCACGGAGACGATGCAGTCTGCTAATACGATGAGCAAGGCTTTCGGCATTTCCGTTTCTGAGAGTTTGAAAATTATGCAGGACGGACTTGTGAGCGGTGCAAACGCCAACGGAGAATTCCTCGATACGATTAAGGAATACCCGAGATACTTCAAGGAAGCCGGACTGAGTGCAGAGGAAATGGTGGCAATATCAACGCAAGCGACCAAGGAGGGAATTTTCAGCGACAAGGGTGTTGATACAATCAAGGAAGGAAATATACGACTTCGAGAAATGACAACCGCTACGGCTGCTGCGGTTGACGGAATAGGCATTTCT